TTTACTGTGTTATAATTTAAACTGAGGAAAGTGTAGATGTACCTCAGACTTGTACTTTCATTGAAGTCACCTCCAATTTTCTAAGCCCCGTAAGGGGCTATGCAGGTCGAGAGCGAGCCACCGCTAAGATCTGCTCCACCATTTACAAAACTCCTTAAAATATTTTCACAAGAGGCACTCCTATGGGGTGCTTTTTGCGTTGGAAAACAAAAAAAGGCGGTGCTGAATTGAATAATAAACAACGCTATGAAAATTTACAGCACGGCTTTTATGCTGGTGCAGGTAAATATGATATACCTCAGCTGACAGGCTCAAAGATTACAGATTTTCCTGAACTTATTGGCTTTAATTATGCAAAGACGACAAAGAACAGGCAGAATAAGGGAGTACATTTCTTTCTTGATGATTATCAATTTCTCAGGCTTTGGAACAATCCGACCGCCTATCTTGATATTCTCAAAGGTTTCAGATGTGTCCTTACTCCTGATTTTTCACTATATGCTGATTTTCCGACAGCAATGCAGATATACAATCATTACCGCAAGCATTGGCTCGGTGCGTTTTGGGAAGATAACGGAATTGAAGTTATTCCAACTATATGTTGGAGCGACGAAAAGTCATTCAAATGGTGTTTTGACGGAGAACCTAAGGGTGGCACGGTGGCAGTATCATCTATAGGAACACAGAATGACAATGCTGCAAAAGCCGCATTCATATCAGGTTATGAGGTTATGTGCGAAAAACTTAGACCGGAAACTATATTGTTTTACGGCAATGTTCCAGACGAATGCAAGGGGAATATTGTACACATAAAAGCGTTTCAGGATAAATGGAAAGGAGCCAGGATAAATGGGTGGTAGAGGAAGTTCGAGCGGAATAGGTGTTGCTAGTGGTACAACGTCAGAACAACGAACAGTTATGAAACGTTTCGAAAATGTTGCTAAAAAGAATGGATATTCAAAACCTGTTTTTAAAAAGCAGGGTGACGGTTCTATCTCGTTTGAATACTCAAGAGCAACCACTGTTCAAAAAGTTCATGGCGGCAGAATGCAATCAGCAGATAAAAATGATATTTATCAAAGAACGAAGACTCATCACGGCACGATCGGTAAAGATGGACTCGTATTGCGAGGTAAGACAACAGCAAACGACAAGCTCATAAAGCTTGGAAAGAAATAACATAGCGGCTGCATTTTGCGGTCGCTTTTGCGTTGTGTCGTAAAAAGTTCATAAATGTCGAATTTTTGATATACTGCATAAAAAATACAAATGTGTTTTATGCAATGTAGAGAACTTAGAATTAAAAACTTGATTTGATTAATTTTTTGTGGTATTATGTACGCAACGGGGGTGATAAAATGGAAAATAAGTCAATTCGAATATTCATGCATCCTTATGATGTTAATGGCAATGAACTTAAACTTAAAGATTATTCATACCGTGCAGGAGATGAAGACTGTACATCTTTGGATTATGGATTTTTTGAAGATTTAATATTCGGAGAGGATGATTGCAAAATTAATATGTATAATTCTGCAACCCATATCTCAATGATGAACGGAAAAACTTATAGGGTAACCAAAAGAGTATTTCAACCTTGTATTCCATGTATGCTAGAATTATACATTCAAGAAATTGAGTAACTAAAGAGAATGTTTTCAATAAGAGAGTACAGATTTGTGCTCTCTTTTATTATCCCCTAAAGAAAGGACGGTGCCCTCATGACAGCACGGCAAAAGAAATTTGCAGAATACTATGCTCAGAGCGGCAACACCGTTCAGAGTGCTATAAAGGCAGGATACAGCGAGAAGTATGCGAAAGCTGACGCCTGCAAAATCCTAGATAATCCTAGTGTTGCGGAGTATATCCGTGTGCTGTCCGAGAAAGCTCAGGACGAGCGTATAATGACCGCAAAGGAGAGGCAGGCACTCTTGTCTGATATCGCTAAGGACGGCAAGAATGACCCTGCTGACCGTATCAGAGCCGTCGATACCCTCAATAAAATGACAGGAGAGTATGTGGCTAAGATACAGGCGGAGGTCAAGACCTCTGAAAAGCTTTCAGACGTTTTCGCTCAGATAGGCGGTGAGGGGCTTGACGAGTAAGTTTCCCCTGTCACAGAAGTATATGGACTTCATCAACAGCGTTCGGGGTGTGTCTGCGGACTTCCTTGAGGGGACTACCGCAAGCGGCAAAACAACTGTGGGCGCAGGCATAAAGTTCATGCGTATGGTGTCGGCAAGCAGGAAAAAGCTTCACGTCATTGCCGCTAAGACTACGGGAAAGGCTGAGGAAACTATCATTCAGCAGGATAACGGCATTCTTGACCTGCACACCAATGCTCGGTACTTCGGCAACGGTGATAAGGACTACAAACTGCCGCATATCAAGTTTGAGGGCAAGATAATCTATGTTCTGGGATATGATAACAAGGATAAGTGGGAAATGGTGCTGGGCGCTCAGTTCGGCTGCGTTTATATCGACGAGATAAACACCGCTGATATCGAGTTTGTCCGTGAGATGTCAACCCGTAACGATTACCTTATGGCGACCCTTAACCCTGACGACCCCTCGCTACCTGTGTACAAAGAGTTTGTCAACCGCTCACGTCCGTATCAGAAATACGCCTGTGACGTGCCTGCGGAGATAATGAAAGAGCTTACAGAAGAACCTGTACCCAATTGGCGGTACTGGTTCTTTACTTTTCGTGATAATCTTTCACTTACTGATGAGGATATCAAACGGAAAATGGCTGCCGCTCCGAAAGGCACAAAGCTGTATAAGAACAAGATACTCGGTCTGAGAGGACGTGCAACAGGGCTTGTGTTTGACCTGCAAAAGCGAAATATCTTGACAGCGGAGCAGGCGAAAGCTTTCAATTATGTGTACTTCTCAGCCGGGCTTGACACCGCTTACTCGCAATCCTCACCTGATACCATAGCGTTCACCTTTGTGGGCATAACGGCTGACAGAAAGTGCATCACTCTTGACGAGGAAGTGTATAACAATCGTGACAGACAAGTGCCTCTCACGCCCTCCGACATACCGAAAATATTCACGGCGTTCTTGGAGAAAAACCGCAGAACGTGGGGCTTTGCACGAGATGTGTATATCGACAGCGCAGATCAGGCGACCATACTTGAATGTCAGAAGTTCGGGCGGCTCACAGGCAGCATATATAATTTTATCCCGGCATTCAAGAAAACGAAAATAATCGACCGAATACACTTGCAGTCAGCTTGGCTGGCGGCAGGTGATTTTTATATCCTTGAGCATTGCAAGGAGTACGCAGGCGAGCTTAACATATACAGTTGGAAAGAGGATAAGGCTGAGCCGGAGGACGGCAACGACCACCTTATCAATTCCTGTCAGTATGCCTGGCTGCCGTATCGTGACAAGATAGGAAGTGTGAAGATTGACTAAATTCAGCATAGGAAGCAAGGTGAAAAATATGATAAGAAACTGGCTTGATATCCAGCCTGCACCCGAATACAGCATAACTATCACAGAGAAAACAGGTTTTATGACAGATGTGATAAGGTCACAGCTTTGGTATCGTGGTGACGCCGCAGAGCTTTCACAGTTCTTTCGTCAGCTTAACTTAGGCACAAATTCATTCTGGAGCAGCGTCCCTGAGAATGAAAAGATACGCAAGATACATAGCGGTCTGCCTGCAATAATCGCCGATACACTTTCATACATTGTCTATTCTGATATGGACGATATCAAGGTCACAGGGGACAAAGCAAAGGCTGATTTTGATAATATTTCCGAGCATATAGACTTCACAGAGCTGACAGGCAAGGCGATAGTTACCGCACTTGTTGACGGCGACGGAGCTTTCAAAATATCGGTGGATACTGAGCTTTCTGATACGCCAATAGTCGAGTTTATCGGTGCTGACAAAGTGGAGTATAACTTTGTACGAGGTCTGCTGAACGAGGTCGTTTTTCATTCTGTGCATTATGCAGGCTCAAAGAAATTTCACCTTGAAGAGCATTACGGCAAGGGATACATAGAAAGCCGTCTGTATGACGGTAACGGTCACGAGGTCGGCTTGGACAACGTGCCTTGCCTTGCACAGATACCGCCCCGAACTGAGTTTGAGGGCGAGTATATAATGGCTGTGCCGCTGAAATTCTTTTCATCACGAAAGTATCCAAACAGAGGCAAGAGCATTTTTGACGGTGGTAAGTCTGATTGCTTTGACGCTTTGGACGAGGTGATCTCACAATGGTGGGACGCTATCAGAGCAGGCAGGGTAAAGCAGTATATTCCCGAAAGCATGATACCTAGAGATCCTGCAAGCGGTAAGCTTAAAGCGCCTAACCAGTTCGGCAACAGTTACATAAGCATTGATCCACCGCTTTCGGCAGAGGGTGCAGCGCCTAAGATAGAAGTAGTTCAGCCTGATATCAAGTATGAAGCGTTTGTAGCAAGCTATACAAATTGCCTGCTTATGTGTCTGCAAGGGCTTGTATCTCCTGCCACGCTTGGCATAGATGTGGGCAAAATGTCAAGTGCGGACGCTCAACGGGAGAAGAAAGACGTCACAGGCAACACCCGAAACACTATCACAACGGCTCTTGAAAAGGCTCTGCCACAGCTTGTTTCTGCGGTGCTTATGACCTATGACAATATGCAGGGCAAAGCCCCTGAGACTTATGAGGTGACAGTTGACTTTGGCGAGTACGGCGCACCTGACTTTGACAGCAGAGTTGAAACTGTGGGCAAAGCAAGCACGTATGGTATTATGTCAGTTGAAACGCAGGTGGAGGAGCTGTGGGGCAGTTCTAAAGAGGACGATTGGAAAGCCGCAGAGGTCAAGCGGATAATGCAGGAAAAGGGGCTTACTGAGGGTGAGCCAACTGCGGTAGGTGATGAGTACGGTCCTCGCCCGGACGGGGCATTATAGTTTCCGTACATTTGAATTTGTTTAACCCCTGTTGCTATCAACTACTTGGAGGTGGTCAGTATTCTCAGCTTCAAAGACATCGCAAAGATATTTGAGGAGATAGAGCTAAGGCTCATATCTTCGTTGAAACGCAATCTCAAAAGGCACAAGGCGGAGGAACAGCGTTACGGCTTTGAATGGTCTGCTTGGCAGGCTGAGAAACTGAAAAATATGGAGAACTTCCGCCGTGAAAACCTCGACATTATGAACGAGTACGTTGACGTTATCGACGATCAGACAAGACAGCTTATGACGGAGCAGTTTCAAGAGGGTCAACAGCAGGCACAAAGGAGCACCCAGGAGCTTTCTGACGAGCCTATAACACCTATCCCCGACAAGCATTTCTTTGGCGTGAACGAAAAGAAAATGGCAAAGCTTATGGAAGACGTCACCACCCTTGAAAAGACCGCTGAAACAGCCGCTCTGCGAATGACAGACGATATTTACAGGCAGACTTTGAATAGGGTACAGCTTGCAATGGGAACAGGCTCTATGACGCTTAACGAGGCTATCGACCTTGCCACAAGGGACTTCCTCGACAAGGGCATAAACTGTATCGTATACGCTGACGGCAAGCGAGTGAACATTGCCGACTATGTGCGAATGGCTCTTAGGACAACGTCCACAAGGGCAGCGTTGCAGGGTGCGGCGAAACGCTTTGCAGAGCTTGGCTATGATACTGTGCTTGTGTCACAATACGGAGGCTGTTCAAAGACCTGCGAGCCTTGGCAGGGGCAGGTGTACATTGATGATGTGTTCACAGTATGGGAGGGTGAAAAGGACGAGTTTCAAGGCAAGTCAAATTACTGCGGTGAGTGGTTTTGGCTGCTGTCGTACGCCGTAAAGAACGGGCTTTTCCACCCCAACTGCCGTCACACAATGACGCAGTATATACACGGCAGAACGCAGATACCTGAGCCGATACCGGCGGAGAAGATAAAAGAGCAGCGAGAGCTTGAGCAGAAACAGCGTGCAATGGAACGAAAGATACGCAAGCTAAAACGCTTTGCGGCAGGCACTCTCGACCCCGACACAGCAAAAGCCTACCGCAAGAAAGTAAGGCAGGCACAGCACGAATTAAAGGTGTTCGTTGAGGAGCATAATGAGGTGCTGCATAGGGATCATAGCAGGGAGAAGTATTATGGTGGTGGTGTTGACAAATCGGGGAAAAGTGGTATAATAGAGGTAGACAAAGATACGTTGAAAAAATATCTTGGAAAACCGATAACACAAGCTGACAGTCAGCATGTTCGTGAATGGTATTATGCAAATGTAACGGATATCCCTAATCAGATAGATAAAACAAAACCCTTTGAAGAACAGGTCAAGCAGGCTTTTGAACTGAGAAATTACTATAAACACGAAGCTCGCGTTGCTATGTCTGATAAGAAAACGGCTATGATGCTTGATGAAAAACGTCCTGCACCAACGTTTGAAAAGTTATTAAAGGATAAAATGAAGCGCAAGAACATGACAAAAGACGAAGCTTTAAAAGATATTTTAGAAACTGCGTCAAAAACAAATGACGAAGTAAACAAGAACTACGGCTTATAAAGGAGGGCTTGATATGACAAAATTTGATTATACGATTTTCAAGGATAATAGTCAAAGTGAGTTTAAAAAAGCTTGCAAACTGATCGAGCGTAGTTTTCCTGACGCAAAGAAAAATAAGCTGTTAATTGATGTTGACGGCTCTACGATTCAGACATATACAAAAGACGGTAAGGACATTGATGTATATGATGATTATGACGTTGGGGCTGTGTTCGTTAAATCAGAAATAGATCTTGATAATATTTTTTCTTGACCGCTCCGCTACGGCGAGGCGGTATTTTTATACCCAAATATCGGAACTAAGCACCTTAACGGGTGCTTTTTTCATACACAAATTTAAGAAAGCGAGGTCAGAAAATGGACGAGAAAAAGAAACTCCCTGATGAGGAGGAGAAGAAAACTCCCGACACTCACGAGGAGAAAAAGGACGAGCCAAAGGCTGAGGAAAAGCCTGCGGACAAGGCAGATGAGAACTCTGCCGACAAGGAACAGCCTGCGTCGGACGATAGTCAGGCTGACGAGAACGGTGAGGGTGCTGATAAGCCTGCAGAAGATAAGCAGGAACAGCCAAGCGAGGATAAGTCCGACAAGCAGGACAGTGCAGAGAACGCACCTGATGAAAAGGACCAGGAGATACTCAGACTCAAAACTCAGATAGCCGCTATGCAGCTTGGTATCAAGCCCGACTGTATCGAGGACGCTGTTGCGGTGGCTGAAAGCTATGTGAGAAACGGCAGTCAGCAGGATATCAACACCGCCCTTTCTGCGGTGGTGAAGAAGTATCCAGACATGAAAGGCGAGGGCGATAAAAAGTCCGACGGCAAAAAGCAGGGCGGTTTCAAGGTCGGTGCAGGATCTTCGGATACTGATGAAAAGAAGCCACAGAGCAAAACAACAGCGCAGAAACGCTGGAACAAATTCAAGTAAAAAACAGGAGGAATAAATCATGCCAAATCTTAATTACGCAGAAGTATGGAATCCCGAGCTCTTGGAGATAAGGATCCAGGAAACACTGTCAAGCCCGTTCATCACACAGAACGTTAGGTGGCTTGACGCAAAGACTTTCCACTTCACACAGATGTCAACATCAGGCTACAAGAGCCACAACAGAAACGGCGGCTGGAACACAGGTAAGTACGTTCAGACGGACGTGCCTTTCACTCTTACACACGACCGTGATGTTGAGTTTCTTGTGGATAAGGCTGACGTTGACGAAACGAATTCATCAGCGTCTATCAAGAATATCTCAGAGGTATTCGAGAAAACACAGTCTGCTCCCGAAACGGACGCTCTGTTCTTCTCAAAGACAGCTCAGAGAGCGGCAGAGCTTGAGGGCTATCACTCATCAACAGCCGCTTCATCATATACAAAGGGTAACGTGTTCGACAAGCTCAAAGGCTTTCTTTCAGCAGGCAAGCTGAGAAGATACAAGTCTAATGGCTCGCTCATTATGTATGTGACTTCCACAATTATGGACCTGCTGGAGCAGTCTGACAAGTTCACACGAAAGATAGAAATGACGCAGATCGCAGAGGGAGGACTTGGCCTTAGAACAAGAGTGACCGACATTGACGGAGTGCCTATCATGGAGGTCATTGATGATGAGCGTTTCTATGACCGCTTCAACTTTGACCCTGAGGACGGCGGCTTTGAGCCTTGCGCTGCAAGATATGTAAAGACCGCTGATACCGATATCGTGAGCGGTAAGGAGTATTACACCGAATCAAGCGGCTCTTACACTAAGGTATCAGGCACACCGAGCAAGTCTGCACTTGATACATACTATGAAAAAGTCGCAGGTTCGCATAAGATCAACGTGCTTATCGCAACACCTGAGACCACAAAGATAGTGCCTAAGATCAACAGCATTTACAGCTTTGCTCCAGGCGGACACACAGAGGGTGACGGCTGGCTCTATCAGAACAGAGCGTTCTCAGATGTTTTTACTTTCCCGAACGGCAAGGGCGGAAAGATAGACAGCATTTACGCTGACGTTGACACAGCAGAGTACAGCGAGTAAGGGGTGAGGGATATGTACCTCACCTCTACTGAGTTTTGCAATATCTGTCCTGAGTGTGATATCTCCGAAGAACAGTTCTCGGCTATTCGGCAAAGAGCAGAAAGCGATATCGACACGCTGACTTTCAACCGCATAACAGCAGAGGGCATTGACAGCTTCACAGACTTTCAGAGAGAGCGTATAAAGCGTTCCACAGCCTTGCAGATGAAATTCATCTATGACAATTCGGAGCTGTTAGAAAGTCCTCTGAGCGCTTACAGCATAAGCGGAGTTTCAATGTCATTCGATAAGTCAAAGGTGGTATCTCTTGACGGCGTTATCACAACACGTCAGGTCTACAATGTGCTTATGCAGACAGGACTATGTTACAGGGGGCTGATGTGATGAAGTTTCCTCAGCTTGTACCTGAAAGGGTATGCAAAACGCCCTGCAAGGTCTATCGAACGGACGGACTTAATCGTGACGGCTCAAAGAAGCAGACGGTCATATTTGAGGGCAAATGCTTTCACTCTGAGAAGTCAAGGCAGAAATTATCCGCAGAGAAACAGCTTATAACCTTGTCAGGCGAGGCTCTTTTCTGCGGAGATATAGCCCCTGATAACGCTATTATAGAGGGCTATGCGGTCATAGGCGGCAGGACGTACAAGATATATGGCTCTGAGAAAGCCAAAGACCCTGACGGCAGGGTGAATTACACAAGATTGGAGCTGATATAATGGGCATTGAAATAAAGCTTGATGTGCAGGCAATAAAAGCTATCGAGGACGCCGCTGTGAAGTCCGCTGAGGTGGCTATGGAGCAGGTGAGGGCAGACCTTGTAAGTGCTCAGACAATGCCGTTCGATACAGGCGATATGCAGAATAATCAGACCTTTGTCCACGCTGACGAAAGCGGTGCAAGTCTTGTGACAGGCTCTCCGCAGGCAAGACGTTTGTACTATCACCCTGAGTATCATTTTCAGAAAGGCAATAACCCTAACGCAGGTGCGGCTTGGCTTGAACCATATATCACAGGCAGTAAAAAGGACCTTGCCAAGAATGAGTTTGTGACAGAGTTCAAAAAGAGGACAGGCGTATGACTTTACTTAACATAGCGGATATGCTGAGCGATATCCTTGACTTGCAGGACGTGTATGCAGGCACTATTGACGGCACCCTTGACAAGTGCGTAGGCGTGTACAACGCAAAGACCTCAAAGCCACAGCGTATCTGCATAGGCGGAAAAGCCTGCACAAAAACACTTGAAAAACATATCTCGGTGCTTATTCATTGGACTGATAACCCCACGCAGGCAGAGATAAAGGCTCAGAGCGTTCTTGATATCCTATCCGATATCCGTCAGTATAAGGGTGACGGATTTACGGTAAAGTATCTCGAATGCAAAGAGCCTGTTTCTGTTGGCAGGGACGAGCGAGGCGTGTGTGAATATGTTATCGAGGCAACAGTATATTACGAAAGGAATGAATGAGTATGGCAAACACAACAGGAGTTTATCCCGTATATGAAAACCAGTTCAAGATAGACAAGACAGGCGGCGACGGCTCGACAGAGAGCAATCTTGTGACTATTGCCGATATGGAGAGCTTTTCAGTATCCATTGACGGCAATATCGAGGAGTGGAAGCCTTTTGATCAGCAGGGCTGGACAAGACGTCTGCTCACTGGTAAGTCTATCACTATCAGTATCTCAGGCAAGAGAAACGTCGGTGACGCAGGCAATGACTACATCGAGAGCCTTGCACTCAAAACAGGTGCTGCGGCGACCACAACCCTTGTGTGGAACTTCCCAAGCGGAGCAAAGCTTGTTATCAAGGGCGTTGTCAGCGTAACAGAATGGGGCGGCGGAGATTCGACAGCAGTTGCACCGCTTGCGTTCGACTTTGCTTCCGACGGCAAGCCTGAGTTTACAGAGGCAGGATAAAACATGATTTGACAAAATAAAGCACCCGTGATATAATATCTTCGGGTGCTGCATATAACGGTAGGCGGTTCAGTTCTTTCCCTCAGAAATGGGGGTGAGCGGCATGAGTATTCTTGAAATACTTACGTTGATAAACGTTTTAATTAACATAATCAACCTTGCAGGCAATAATAAGAATAAAAAATAACCGCCCTCCTACCAAGATGTGACGGTTATTTTTGTAACATATCATCGAGGGAGAACCGCAAGCCGTAAGGCTGTATGCAGTACCCTTCCTTGTTTATATTATATCACAACAAAATATCAAAGTCAAGCACTTCGAGAGATCGGGGTGCTTTTATTATGCACAAAAAGCAGAAAGGATAATAACTATGGCAAAGATGTATACACTCGACAGCAAGCTTCTTACAGGTACACCTGAGATAAGAGTAGGCGACAAGGTCTACCCTGTGGACGACAGGCAGAAAACTGTCAAGAAGATACTTGATATCTGCGACAAGAACGCAGAGAAGAAAGACCTTGATATGATAGACGAGGTTTTCAAGCTTGCGTTCGCACCAAAAGACTACAAGGAGATAGAGGCAATGAATATGCCTTGGGCGGCATATCAGCAGCTTTTCACCCTTGTTATCTCAGCGGTGACAGGCGAGGACGCAGAAAAGACAGAGGCTCGATTTCCGCAGGAAAACGCAGAGTAAGCTTGAAGAAAGCTGGTACGATCTTGACTATGACCGAGAGCTTATCATACAGTCCATTGCAAAGCAGTACAATATCCTGCCCTCAGAGCAGGAAAATTTGCATTACAGCGATTGGTACAGGCTCGTTGCAGGGCTTATGCACGATACACCACTGGGTCAGATCGTTCGTATCAGGAGCGAGGACAACAAGGATATCATAAAGAATTTCGACAGGTTTGAAAAGCAGATACGCTCAGAATGGACGGCGTTCAGAAACCAGAAAGCAAAGGAAACGTTCACGGAGCAGGACAAGATTGAAACTGCGAGATACTTTGAAAGGCTGTTCAAGGGAATGTTCGGAAAGGCAGGTGATAAGTAATGGCAGACGGAGCAAGCGTTGGTGTTATATCTCTTGACCTTGTGATAAAAAACAAGGTGCAGGAGCAGCTTGACAAGATATCTGCAAGCATACAGAACGGCTTTTCAAAGCCAGTAGAGCAGGCAGAGAAAGCTGTTGAGAACGCTATGGATAAGACCGCTAAAGCCATAGACGAGGGCTTTGGCAGTGCGTCGGAGATCGCTCAGAAGAGTATGCAGGAGGCTACTGCAAAGGTGGTGTCTGAAATTGATAAAGCCAATGAGCATATAAAAAACACCACCGATCAAATCGAAAACATCAAGCCTAAAGTTGTGCAGATACATTACAATCCTGAGTATGACCCTGATAAGATAGAGGCTGAGGTTGATGATATCGCTCAGCAAATTACGGCAAAAGCTGACGAGGCGGCTAAAACAGCGACAGAGAGCTTTGGTGATTTTGAAATACCTGAAAGTGAATTTGAAAGGCTTAATCTCCAACTCGAAAATGCAACAGAAAAAATGAGCCTGTTGCAGGCTAAGTATAAAGAGCTACAAGCTGCTCTTGCAAACGCTAGTTCAGACGAAGAAGCTGCAAAGATAGTTTCAGAACTTAATGGCGTTGAAAGTAAGCTTATAAGTCAGCAGGGAGTTATAGATAAAACTCAAACAAAACTTAGCGAATATGAGGAAACATTTAGCAACTGCGGAAAAACAGGGACAACTGCTATTGAGAAACTAAAAAAAGTCGCTTCATTTGCAGGCAAAACCATAAAGACTACACTTGTGGGAGCTTTCAAGACAATGCGTTCGGCAGGCTCGAAGGCTGTTGACGCAGTTAAATCCAAATTCAGCAGGCTTAAAACAACTATCGACAGCACTTCAAAACCGCTGAGCAAGTTTACACATTCGCTCAAATCTGCGGCAAAAAGAGTGTTCTTAATGGCAGGCGTGCTTGTTTTGCTGAAAGGAATACGTTCCGCTGTTGCAAACGCTGTTTCAGGCAACGAAGAATTTGCCAAGTCCTTAAACGAAATAAAAGCAAACCTCACCATAGCTTTCACACCGATAATGAACACAGTAATGCCGTATCTCAATACGCTTATGACGGGCGTAGCGACGGCGACAAAAACTGTGGCGGCGTTTATCTCTGAGCTTTTCGGCACCACCTATCAGAAGTCCTTGCAGGCGACAAAGCAGGCTCAGAAGTCAGCGGAGAAGATAAAGAAAACTCAGGACACTTACCTTGCAGACTTTGACGTTGTAAGAGTTGCACCGGATCAGAGCAAGTCCGATACAGACAGTTCAGAGGGCGGCATTGATTACTCAGCCATAAACGGCGACAACGTTCAGCTTCCTGATTGGGCGGAGCGTATGAAAGACGCCATTAAGTCGGGCGATTGGGCAGGAGTTGGCTCTCTTGTGGCTGAAAAGGTCAACGGAGCTTTCGCATACATCAACTGGGACGGTATTCAGAAAAAGCTGAATAGCTTTGTGGATAAGCTTACAGACGGTCTGAACAGCTTTATAAACGGCGTTGATTGGACAGGACTTGGTGACAGCTTCGGCGGAGGCATAAACACAATTTTTGGCGCAGGATACCGCTTTATGAAGAAGTTCGATTGGGCAGGCTTCGGCAAGGGTACGGCTAATTTTCTTAACGGCGGTATAAAGAAAACGAATTGGTCGCTTATCGGCAAGACCCTTGCTTCAAAATGGCAAGCTATCATCGACTATCTTTATTCGTTCGTTACCACCTTTGATTGGTCGGGCTTTGGCTCGTCCATAGGCACTTCTGTGAACGGCTGGTTTGATGAGATTGATTGGGGCAAGGCAGGAACGACTATCTCTGAGGGCGTGAAAGGTCTGCTTGATACGGCAATAAACTTCCTGCAAACTGTGAATTGGCAGGGCATAGGTGAAAAGCTGTGGACGTTCATTTCTACAATAGATTGGAGCGGCATTGCCACAAAGCTTTTCAAGGCGATAGGCTCAGCTATAGGCGGTGCGGTATCGGTGCTGTGGGGCTTTATCAAGGACGCTGTTTTCAGTATCCGTGACTACTTTACAGAGAAAATACAGGACTGTGGTGGAAATATCGTTGAGGGACTTTTCACAGGTATTGTTGACGCTTTCAAGGGTATAGGCACTTGGCTTTATGACCATGTTCTTACACCATTTATTGAGGGCTTCAAGAACTGTTTTGGTATTCACAGCCCTAGCAAGGTAATGGCTGAAATGGGCGGATATATTATACAAGGTCTGTACAATGCCGTATCTGAGGGTATTGCAAAGATAAAAGAGATATTCACGAAGCTTCTTAATGCTGTCAAGGGCGTTTTCAAGGGCATAGGCAAGTGGTTCAAAAAGACCTTTTCAGACGCTTTCGGAGGCGTAAAGACCATTCTCAACGGCATTATAATGTTCGTCAAGAGCATTTTCACAGGTAGCTGGAAGAAGGCTTGGCAGGGTGTAAAGAAGATCTTTAAAGGCGTGTGGGATACGCTTTACAGCGTTGTGAAAGCACCTATAAACCTAATTATCGGTGCAGTAAACAAAATGACCAGTGCTATTGAAAGTGCGGTCAACTGGATAATCGACGGCATTAACAGCCTGAGTTTTGATGTGCCTGATTGGGTGCCTGGCATAGGCGGAGAAACCTTTGGCTTTGACCTTGACACAATAAGCATACCTGAGATACCAAAGCTTGCCACAGGCGGAATTGCGACAGCACCGACCCTTGCAATGGTGGGCGATAACAGGAACGCAAAGGCAGACCCGGAGGTGATCTCACCGCTGAGCAAACTGCAAGGTATGCTTGATAACGGCAAGCTTGACGAGGTGTTAAGGGTGCTGAACGCTATACTTGATTGGCTGAAAGCTTATGACCCTGTGTTCTTCGGAACAGTTGACAGCAAGGTGCTTTTCAAGTGTATGCAGGACAGCAACAATCAGTATAAACGTAAGACGGGAGTGAGTGCATTTTGACAGGAACATTGCTAAAGATAAACGGCGTGTGGGTGACAGACCCTGACCCTGATAGCTGGAGCCCTGTAAACTGTTACGAATGGACGGCAGGTTCAGGACGAGTGAATACAACAGGTCTGTTTGTGGGTGCAAGAAAGTTCTGCAAATATAAACTGCCTTGCAAGTGGACAATGCTTCCTGTCGCAGATTCGGCCGAGATACAATCCCTTATCGAGGACGGACCCGACTTTGCAGAACTGGAGTTTTGGCACAATGGCAAGTATTATTCTATATCTGCCAACGCAAGCGACTATGTACCGCAGGGGCTTGTCAGACTTGACGGTGGTGAGTATTACAAGAGCTGTACTGTCACATTCGCAGAACGTTAGGAGGGCATATGTACACCATAGCAAGCAATGAGATAACAAGCAGGATAGAGAGTTACAAAGCCTTGTGGGGTATGTGGATAGAGGACGTTCAGAGCGGAGAACCTGTGGCATATGACGGCATTCAGAACGTTCAGACAGACATTCAATCAACCTCTCTAAGTGATGATATAGAGCTTGGAGCTGTCTGCTCTCAGAGTGTGACGGCGGAACTGGTTGACGACGGAACTAAGTATCTTGGGAATGAGTATGTTTTCAGTTTGTATATGAAAGACAGCTCGGCATTTACCACCTACTCCACCCTAGAAGCCTACACCTACGCTGAGCTTTCAAAGCTGACAGTTGAGCAGATAAGCAAGCTTGGAGAAGTGCTTGACGACGAAAAAATACCAATGGGACGTTTCACCTGCGTTAAGTCGAAAAAGTCGGGCGGCAGTGTCCAGCTGACAATGGCGGACAGGCTGTACTTCTCGGACAAGCCATATGTACCGCATATCCCTATGCCAAACTGGAATAAAGCCGTCGAAGACGACATTTGCAGACAATTAGGATTGCAGAACGGCAATGACTACACAGAGGTGCGACTACTGCGTGACAAGAACGGCAGAAGGTTGATAGATAAGAACGGCAAGGTGCTGTACTCAAAGTATTTCTATTTCAAGGTCAGCTCAGTGCCAAAGGACGTGACCATGCGGCAAATGCTGTCTTACCTTGCCTCAGCTCAGGGGCAGTTCGGGTATGTTGACCGCTTCGGGCGGTACGTCCGAAAATGGTACGGCTCGAGCGTGAAAACGCTTGATAACAACACAATAGACCTGCCAACACTGTCTGAAAGGCAGAACGCTATCGTGGGCATTATCTGCAAAGTGAGTGATGATGTAACGCTGTCGCTTGGTGTGACAGATACAACGCAGGGTAGAGTTTTAGAGTTTGAAAATCCATACATGACCGAATCACTTTTGCAATCTCTGTGGCGCAGGATAGGAGGTTTTTCGTGGTACACCACTGAGCTATACCACAGACTTGGTGACCCACGTTTCGACATAGGTGACGTGGTGACCTACACCAACGGCGCAGACAGCTATGACATACCAATAACGAATTTAGGATTTACCTTTGACGGCGGACTTTCAGCAGACATTTCTGCGGTAGGTCTGAGCGTTGAAGAACAGCTTTAAAAAAAAAGGGGGGCGAGATAATGGCTGATGAAAATTTGACATTGACACAGGATATCACTGAAAACGATTATCCGATGCAACACGCAGGTGAGGAAATCGATGAGATATTGAGCCGAGCCGGCAAGATACACTATGGCACTGTGGAACACAAGTTGACGGGAGCAAATGCGCTAATGCGGATACCGCTTGGACTGACCTTTGCACCTAAACAGGTAATAGCAACGCTACGGCAGACAGGCGCACCAACACCATACAAGACGTTCTGTACTCACGTTAATGGTTCGGGAAAGTCGTACTATCTGAACGTCTGCATGGGATCTAATAACGGGTCAACAGTGGAAAACGTGCCGACAGGAACATACTATGTTGATTACATTGCAATAGAGTAAAGAGGGGTGATTAAATGACGATAACGCTAAACACAGACTACGACGTAACACTGAACACAGCCCTTTTGGGCTATGTTGGTGAAACTAATGCACGTCCCGTATCTGTCGAGGGCATGGAGATAGACGGAGCAGACCGCTATGTGCTGACGATAGACTACGGTGACGGCACTGTCTATGAGGTCGATATCACAGGCGGCACATGGACGCCAACCGCAGATATCTTGCGTTCAGCGCAGACAATATCGTGTCAGATAGCGGCGAAAAAAATGTCAGGCGATGAATATGTGCTGGTGAAGAAGTCACGCATATTCCGCCTGAGAATAGGTGCGGCTATCGGTGATACGGCTATCCCGTCACCAAGTGTGGCAGCTGACGCACTAGACCGCATAGACGCCATAGGCAGGCAGACACACGCAGATATGCAGACAGCCGTCACCGCCGCAGAAACAGCGACAACAATGGCAAATAACGCCGCTAAATCTGCCACAGCCGCAGAGAAATCAGCTGATACGGCAACACAGGCGGCAAGCCGTGCAGAGGCAGCACAGGCATCTGCTGAAACGTCCGCAGCACAGTCAGAAACCGCAAGGCAGGGTGCAGAAAACGCACGTCAGCAGGCGGTCAAATCTCAGAATGATGCCAAGGTATCCGCAGCACAAGCATCAACGGCAGCACAGCAAACCGAAGCTGACAAGACAATAACGGCAGGCTACGCTAAAACTGCAAAGACGGCGGCTGACAGCACTGCGGCAGACAGACAGGCGGTGCAGACGTTGGCAGAACAGGTGACAGCTGATAAGGCTATTGTGGCAGACCATGCCACACAGGTCGCAGAGGACAGAACAGCTGCTGAAACCGCTGCACAGACAGCACAGGCGGTGGCTGATAGCCTGCCCGAGGATTACGTGACCGCTGTCGGGAAAATCGCTGAAAACACGGCTGAAATAGCTAATGTGAAGCTGACCGACAAGGAACTTCAAAGGCGTGTGGACGCACTTTATGACATCGGTCAGGGTGTGACACACCGGTTTGAAACTGATACAGATACGGCATATACCAAGACAGTGCCGACAGGGGCGAAGTTGATGAGCGTGAAGTCTGTGGGCGGTAGGTCTATCGTGTGGAATCAGTTGGTATCACAACTGGAAGAGGCAACATTTGAGGGCGTTACAGGAGCAAAGCTAAATGACAAAACGCTACAGATTAGTGGAACGTCAACAAGTGTAGTTTCTCTAAGAATTATACATGTTCAGACGGTAATTATAGGTCACAAATATATTTTCCATTCCCATGCTAGCGATACAGCTGAACTATTTAAATTTAACGGTTTTTACAATAGAGTATCTGAAACAGACAAAAGGTTCTACGAATATGGTAAGGGTATAATATTTACAAATGCAGACAAAGCTATAGATATGCGATTACGTCTAGAAGCTGATGTTACTGTAAATTTTCAAATCACACCACAGCTATTTGACCTCACCGCCATGTTCGGTGCAGGAAACGAACCCAGCACAGTGGAAGAATTTGAAGCCATGTTCCCCAATGATTATTACCAGTATAACGCTGGTGAAATAGTCAGTGCTGGGACGGAGAGCGTTGTGGAGCAGGGAAAAAATTTGCTAAATGCAGATGACTATTACGCAGCATATAAACAGTCTGATGGCAGTTATTTGAATAATTCAAGTGACTTCGCCGGAATAAACATTCCTATCGGAAACTATATAGGTAAAACACTCATTGCCACTCTTAAGGCTACTGTTTCATCTCAACCAACTAGCTTTTTTTGGTTAGCTAGAATAAACGGCACTCGAATTGAAAGTTCCTATGCAAAAGGCGAGCGAGTTCCTGCAAATACTACTGGTATCGCAAGATTGACATTTACGCCAAAAACACAAAAGGATACACTATCGATGACATATGGACAAGGCACTGGAGATGTGATAGTTAGAGATATCCAGATCGAACTAGGCGACACCCCTACAACCTATGCCCCCTTCCACCGCAACGTTTACCAGATACCCGAAGCAATCAAGGCACTGCTTGGCTACGGCTGGTCGGCAGGAACGGCTAAGAACTGGGTGGACTATGAAAATAAAAAATACTACAAGTGTATAGATAGTATGGACTTGGGAACGCTGGATTGGAAAATTAATACGACTTCCAGTGTTGGAAATCATTTCTATGGGTCTGTGAAACATTTCAATTTTAAATATTTAGGTGCATTTGGAACAACCGTTTATAATGTATTGTGCAGTAAATATAGGACAGTTGCGAGAAGTTCCAATGTATTTGTCGATAAAACAATCACAGTAGACGGAGTTGCCGTAGTTTCACAGATTCAGGTCAAAGATACAGCCTACACCGATGCCACCGCATTTAAACAGGCAATGCAGGGCGTTATGTTATATTACGAATTGGAAACCCCTATCGTCACCGATATTTCTGACCTGATTGATGATGATTTCCTGCGGAACATCGAGGTCGAAGCAGGCGGTAGCATAACGTTCAAAAACAGCAACGATAACTACCATATACCCGTTCCAAGCGAGGAAGAGTATATCGTGAAACTGAGTGAAGTGGGAGGTACAGCATGACAGAGTTGCAGAAAAAGATGGTTGAGAAGTTAGGATTATCCCAAGAAGACTTCCAACCAAAGAAGGCTACAAAGGTCGATGAGTTGGAAGCACAGGTGCTATATACTGCACTGATGACCGACACGCTGATTGAGGAGAGTGACGACAATGTATAGGAAAGTCAAGAGGTTGTACGATTTAGGACTGTACACCGCTGAACAGGTCAAAGACTTTGCAGACAGGGGCAAGATAACCCCTGAGCAGTACGAGGAAATCACGGGACAAACATACGAAAGCGAGGAACAGCAATGAAAGAAAACACAGCAAAAATCATCATTTCAGCAATAGCCGCAGGGCTGTCAGCGTATTTCCGTGTCATGGCGATACCTATAGTCATTCTGGTACTTGTGATGATTATCGACTATATCACAGGAATGTGGAAAGCATGGAGCAGGGGCGAGCTGTCAAGCCGTGTCGGTCTTAAAGGGCTTTTCAAGAAAGTCGGCTACATATTCGTGGTGGCGGTGTCAGGCGTGCTTGATTGGCTCTTTATCTCAGGACTTTCACAGATAGGCATTGAGGTAAGTGTCAGCTTTTACTTCGGGCTTATTGTGACGATATGGTTTATCATCAACGAGTGTATTTCTATCTTGGAAAATCTTGCGGTGATAGGTATACCACTGCCGTCATTCTTGGTGAAGATAGTACACAAGCTTAAAATCACAGTTGAAAACAAAGTGGATACAAACGAAAGCGAGGAATAGAAAATGACATATGATGAGTTTATCAAGAAGCACAATGGTGTAGCTGTTAACTATGACGGCGCAGCAGGCAAACAGTGTGTAGACCTTGCAACGGCATATTTCAACGAGGTCTTCGGATCAGGTATCAAGAATTTCTGGTATGACGCTCACCATTTTTGGGATTTATTCGATAAGAACACTTGGCTGAAAGCAAATTTCACAAAGGTAAAGAACACGCCAAGTTTCGTGCCGAAAAAGGGCGATGTAGCGATATGGTCAGGCACGTTGAATGGCGGCTGGGGTCACATAGCAATCTGCACCGGTGAGGGCAACACGAGTTATTTTTATTCGTATGACCAAAACTGGAGCGGAAAAGCTTGCACTAAGGTCAAGCATACTTACGACCACATTGCAGGCTTCCTGAGACCAAAGAACCAGAGCAAGATAAGTGCGAAAGTGCTTGACAAGACAGGCTACAAGCAGGGCAACAAAACAAACGGTGTGCTTGCGCTCAAGGAGCTGCTGCTTATTGCAAAGGCGGTCAAGCTTCACAACGTAGGTATGGATAAGAACGGTACATACGGAAAAGGTACTGCAAAGGCAGTTAATACCTTGCTGAAAAAGTGGGGGTACAGCGAGAATGGCATTGCAGGCGTGAACTTCATCAAGAAGCTCAGCGACGAGATTACAAAGAAGATTAAGTAGGTAGAATTTCAGCCGTCTCGGACTTTTATGGGTCTGAGGCGGCTGTTTTTTTTGCTTGCTGAAATCCAAGCGACCGCAAGTTTCAACACAACCCTAAACACAACCCTATCGCAAAAATTCACAGCATATCACAAAACATCACACAAAACAAAAACAGCTATCAAACCACGCATTTACGCAATTTAATAGCTGTTTTGCTGGAGCTGCTAACCGGGCTTGAACCGGTGACCTCGTCCTTACCAAGGACGTGCTCTACCTACTGAGCCATAGCAGCAAACCAATTACAGTAATATATTATACACTATCTCTGCCGCTTTGTCAAGCCCTTTTCACAACTTTT